ACTATAGATGAGGACGAACCGACCGTCTCAGATTCAAATCTGATCGTTATGTATGCAGGATGGCTGTGGAGAAAAAGGGACTCTGCAGAAGGAATGCCAAGAATGCTTCGATGGCAATTAAACAATCGCTTATTCGGTGAAAAGGTATAAGACATGGACGATGTTATAAAGCTGTTATCCTCAACATTTGATACATTTGACGAATACGGAAATTCTGTTGAGAAGACAACTGAGAGAGTGGTGCTCTGCCAAGTAGATTCTGTAGGCAGGACAGAGTTCTATCAGGCAGCGCAGAATGATATGCACCCCGATTATGTTTTCACCATATCTCATTACAAGGATTACATGGGTGAAAAGGAGTTACTGTATACGGATTGGACGGGCAAGGAAAAGCGTTACGTCATAACCCGAACATACAGACGAGGTGACAAGCTCGAACTGACAGCAGAGGAAAGGATCGGGAACGATGTCTGATTCCATAACAGCACAGATGGAAAAGATACTCGAAGGATATGACCAGCAAGTAGTCGATATTTCGAGAGAAGCTGCGAAAGAAGCAGCAGAGGTAACAGCAAGGACACTACAGAACACAAGCCCGAAAAAAGTACGGGGCAGAGGGCGAGGCAGATACGCAAGAGGATGGACTTACAAAGCTCTTGAGGACGGAATCCTGACAAGCTATGTTGTCTACAACAAGAACAATGCAGGACTTACTCAGAACCTTGAGTTCGGTCATGTGGTACGAAATCAGTTCGGCACATGGGGCAGAGCAAGAGCCATACCTCATATTGCTCCTGCTGCCGATGCTGGTATCCAGCGTTTCGAGCTTGGTGTCAGAGCAAGGTTAAGGAGATTGAAATGACGATCTATCAGACATTGCAGAGTACAGGTCTGCCGTGTGCGTATTCGCATTTCAGAACAAAAATAGAACCGCCCTTTATAGTCTATATAGGCAACGGTCAAAACGTGATGGATGCAGATAACACGCACTATTGGCGAGAAAACACATATCAAGTCGAATATTATTTCACCGAAAAGAATGAAGAAAACGAAGCCGTTATTGAGGAAAAGCTCCTTGAGAACGGCTTTTTGTATGAGAAGAGCGGAGATGTCTACATCGAGGATGAAGGCATCTTCGTTATCTATTACTACATTTAAGGAGACTAACAATGGCAAACAAAGTTGAATTTGGTATTAGCCAGCTCCATGTTGGTACTTACACAGTAGGCGAAAACAACGCTATTACTCTCGGTACTCCATACCATCAGAAGGGCGCAGTAAGTTTCAGCCCTGAGGAGAGTTCAGAACAGAACAACTTCTACGCTGACAACATCGTTTACTGGAGCGGTTACTCAGGCGGTTCAATCGAGGGTGATCTTGAAGTCGCAATGTTCGATGACGAGTTCAAGACACAGTTCCTTGGTTACAGAACCCTGACCAACGGTGGACTTGCGAATGTAAAGAACGCAACAAAGCCTAATGTATATATTGCATTTCAGGTCGAAGGTGATGCAGAGAGCAGAAGAGTCATTCTGTACAACTGTGCTCTCGGTGCTATTACAAGAGAGTACAACACGATTGAAGAGAGCAAAGAGCCAGCAACAGAGACACTCGCTGTCACTTGCACAGGCGATAATTCTACAGGTGTCACAATGGCTGTTTTCAAGCCTGAAGACACAGGTTACGCAACGCTCTTCACAACACCGACTGCACCTGCGTTTTAAGAAGGCTAAAGGAAAGAGGCAGAGTGTAATGCTCTGCCTCATTTTTTCATAGTGAGGTGACTTATGGAAAAGATAATCAAGATAGGAAAGACAGAGGTCAAGCTCGACAACAACGCAGCTTGGGCTATGGAATACAGAGACCAATTCGGGAAAGACATTCTGCCTGTGATCCTGCCGATGGGTGCAGCTCTTATGGAAATGCTCGCAACGGTAGCAGCAAGCGCAGATGAGCTATCACTCAAAGGACTCGCCGAATCGCTTGAGGGCAGAGTCATGGATGTTATTGAACCGCTTGTACAGGTCGAAATGGTAGATATTCTCATCAATGTCACATGGGCTATGGCAAAGGTAGCTGATGAATCTATAGACCCACCTAAGAAGTGGATAAGACAGTTCGATTCATTCCCGATAGATGTTATAGCTCCTGCGGTCTATGACATGGCAATGAAAGGATTCATTTCCTCAAAAAACCAAAAGAGGCTGAAGAACGCAGTAAAAAGTCTGAAGAGTCTTCAGCCGTCACTCTCGATGAAGTCATCCTCGCAGGACTCGAACGAGGATTGACGATGTATGACATACGGCACATGCAAGTCGGTCAGGTAGTGGACTTTGTTATCAGCTACAACGAGCGGAATAAACGTGCCGAAAAAGAGTCAAAGAAGAAGCAGAAACGCAGAGCGTCACAGAATGACATCAATGCGTATTTCGGATAGGTGGGTTTTATGGCAGGAGATATACGGGGCATTACAATCGAATTTCGTGGCGATATAACACCGCTCCAAAAGGCACTCAGAACAATAAGCAACGAGACAAGCAAGCTCGACAAAGAACTGAGACAGGTCGATAAGGGTATCAAGTTCAATCCTACGTCCGTTGAATTATGGAGACAGAAACAGGAACTTCTGACGAAGCGTATCAGCGAGACAAAGGATAAGCTCGATGTTCTCAAGCAGACTCAGGCGAAGGTCGATTCGGGCGAGATCGAAATGTCTGCGGAAGATTACAGAAAACTCCAGCGTGACATTATAGCAACCGAATCAAGGCTGAAATCTTTTGAAAGAGAACTCCGCAAGGTCGGCAACGTCAAGCTGAAAGCACTCTCGGAACAGTTCAAGCAAGTCGGCAAGAAAATGACCGATACAGGAAAAACCCTGACTCGAAACGTCACAGCTCCGCTCGCAGGAATCGGAGTAGCATCGCTCAAGGCAGGAGCTGACTTTGACACGGCTATGTCACAGGTAGCAGCTACATCAGGCAAGACGGTCGATGAGATAGGCGATCTCCGTGACTTTGCTATTGAAATGGGTTCAACAACCGCATTCTCAGCAACACAGGCTGCCGAGGGTCTTAATTATATGGCTCTCGCAGGGTATGACGCTGAAGAGTCAATGGCAATGTTGCCTACCGTTCTGAACCTCGCTGCAGCAGGAGCTATGGAGCTTGGAGCTGCATCTGACATGGTAACGGATGCACAGACAGCTTTAGGTCTTACGATGGATGAAACCACAACGATGGTTGACCAAATGGCAAAGACCGCAAGCACAACAAACACCTCTGTTTCACAGCTCGGTGAGGCGATACTCACGATTGGACCGACAGCAAAATCCCTGTCGGGTGGTACTAAAGAACTGAATCAAGTTCTTGGTCTGCTTGCAGATAACGGGATCAAGGGTTCTGAAGCCGGTACCCATTTGAGAAACATCATGCTGTCACTCACTCCGCAAACAGATGCTGCAGCAGCAGCGTGGGAACAGTTGGGAGTAAGTGCTTATGATGCTGACGGGAATCTGAGACCTTTACAGGACACTTTCGGTGATTTGCAGAAAGCATTGGCAGGGATGTCATCAGAAGACCGTACAAAGATGCTTTCTCAGATGTTCAACAAAACAGACCTTGCTTCTGTGAATGCTTTACTTGATACCAACGCAACAAGATGGGATGAGGTCGGCTTCGCTATAGACAATGCAGGTGGCGCAGCTGGCAAGATGGCTGACACACAGCTTGACAATATGCAGGGTTCTCTGACGCTTCTCAAGTCTGCATTAGAGGGCGCAGGAATCGCTATAAGCGATGTTTTGGCTCCTGTGGTACGAAAGCTTGCTGACTTCCTAACTTCGCTTGTAGCTAAGTTTAATGAGCTTTCACCAACAGCTCAGAAGGTTATTGTAATTATCGGGGCTATCGCTGCAGCAATCGGTCCATTGCTCGTTATCTTCGGTGCAATGGCCTCAGGCATAGGCTCGATATTGAGCTTGGTTGGTACTATTGCTCCGTTGATAAGCGGTGTGGGCGCTGCGATAGGTGGACTTATGACAGGCTCACTCCTGCCGATAATCGCCGTTATCGGTGCGTTAATTGCTATCGGGGTGCTCCTATACAAGAATTGGGACACTATCAAGGCATACGCAAGCTCGCTGAAAACGTGGCTCATAAATACTTGGAACGCTATCAAGGCAGGAGTATCTACAACGGTTAACGGTCTGAAGTCATTCCTGTCAAATGCGTGGAACACGATCAAGACCACAGCACAGACGGTATGGAACGGTATCAAGTCGGCTATAGTAACACCGATAACCAATGCAAGAGACAAAGTAAAAGCTATCATAGACAAGATAAAGAGCTACTTCCCTATATCTGTCGGCAAGATACTGAAGTCAATCAAGATACCAAAGTTTTCAATCAGCGGTGAGTTTTCGCTGAAAAATAAGACCGTACCGAAACTTTCTATGAGTTGGGTCGATTGGTACAAGACAGGCGGTATCTTCGATTCACCTTCAATCATCGGTGTCGGCGAAGCTGGTGCAGAGGCGGTAGTCCCATTAGACAAACTGTGGAGCAAGTTAGATGCGATGCAGGGCGGTCAGAATATCGTCATAAACATAAACGGAGCAAATGCTGACCCGAAAGAGATAGCAGAAGAGGTCAAGCGTTCACTCATAAAAGAAACTAATCGCCAGCGTCTAGCATGGCAATAAAGGAGAAATCATGGCACAGAAAATCAATGTAGACATCACACCGAGCCTGTTTCAGCAGACTTTGTACTACCATCAGGGAGACATTGGCAGAGAATTTCAGATTGAGGTTGCCACAAAAGACGGATACACAATCCCATCGGGTGCAACTTTCAAGATAGAGGCTACAAAGCCTAGCGGATTCGGGTTCACGGTAACCGGCACAGCATCAGGCAATGTTGTGTCTTTTACTTCTACCGCAGAGATGACAGACGAGTGGGGCAGATTCCCTGCACAGCTTGAGATTTCGAGTGGTAACACGGTTCTTTATACCGCAAACTTCCTGATGATAGGCGAAAAAGATACACACCCTGATTCGACTATTGATGGAAGTCAGGAAGATGTAATTCCACAGCTCACTCTGCTTGTTGAAAGGGTAGAAAATGCTGCTGCTGCCGTACTTGATACGACAACTGTTGTTACTACACTCCCTGCTGGATCACAGGCAACATATTCATTCGATGAGGAAACAAACACAGCTACGTTTGGCATTCCTCAGGGCGAAGCCGGCGCAGGGGCAGCAGGTGTTGTAGCAAGTGCGTATAGTGCATCAAAGACTTATGCAGTAGGGGATTATGTCATCCACAACAGCAATCTTTACAGATGCACTACGGCAATCACAACAGCGGAATCATTCACCGCATCACATTGGACACAGGTTGTTCTTGCAGACGATGTTACTAATTTAAAGAGCGATTTAGACCCTATTTACAATGCTCAGAAAAACAATGTTCTTGCTAATGTGGACTGGGCGCTTGGTTTTATAAACGCATCAGGAGCGGACGTTAATTCAACAACAGTCATAAGAACCGTTGGCTATATAGACATTTCAAAATTTACTGAAATTTCAACATCGGTAGATATAGGTTATCAGTACGCTTTTTATTTCTATGATTCAAGCAAGACTTTTATTAGTCGAATAACACTTACGACAAGTAGTTTCGAAAGTTTGTCAATACCAAGCACAACGAAGTATTTGAGAATATGCATATCTGATACAAACAGCGGAACAGCAGATGTTAGCTATGCGGAACAGATTTCAGTAAGTGGAAATTATGTTCTATTAGATGTTTTGAATGGTAATAGTCGCAAAATACAGAACATGGAAAACTTAACCCAACCATCCTTGCTTGAAAACGTTTGTTGGGAAGTTGGCTCGATTTCAGCATCGACTGGTGCAAACACGAACAGCACTACTCGCATTAGGACACGTAACTATATCGATGTGTCAAATTTGGATAAGATTACTTGCACCATAGAAAGCGGATATAAATATGCCATTGATGGATATGATTTTTCAAAATCATATTTAGGTAATTTTGTAACATTCACAACAAACGATGCAGAAATTCAAATACCAAGCAATGTAGCATACATCAGAATTGTTGTAGCAGATACAAGCGATGGAACAGCAGATGTTAGCTATGCGGAAAAATTCACATGCACATATGACACACCGTTTTCAAAAATGGCAAGCGATTATTTTTCGCAAACTGCTACAATCAATGGGATTGAACCATCTTCATATTTAGAAGTGCCATCATATTATGAAACTAATTTAAGCACAGCAATAGCGTCTATCAAAGAACATATGCTTGCTCTTGGGAGAGATGGTGACGCATTTGTGTTTGTAACAGATTGCCATTGGAATAACAATGCAAAACACAGCCCTGCGCTTATAAATAGAGTGCTGAAAAAGACAAGTATTGGCATGGTTGTGAATGGTGGGGATTATATCTACGGACATGAGGCAACCAAAGCAGGAGCATACAACGAGATATATGATTGTGTGCAGGCTTTCAAATTCAGCGATTCAAGAATAGTTCCGTTCAATATGTACGGAAACCATGATAACAACACCAACAACAACAGCGACAGTTCAACATGGCTGACACAAAAAGAGCTATATGATTGTCTTGTCAGAGAGTATGAATCAGAAATAGTTTTCGGAGATTACAACTATTACTACTTTGACAAGGATTCTGCAAAAATCAGATATATATTTCTGCTTTGGGGAAATAACGAACTTCCTGCACAGACCGCATGGATTGCAGAGGTTATGTCAAGTCTGCCAACTGGATATAAAGCTGTTGTTTTCCATCACGGCATCTATGGTGTCAATTCTTCACAGCAGATAGTTGTCCAAGCACAATTTATCCTTGATGCCTTTGAAGAATATAAGTCAGACATAATCTGCTTTATACAAGGACACGCACATTCAGACCAAGTATATTACGCCTATAATGGGAATGAAGTACCAATTATCTTAACAGATACGGATTCGCTATCACCATTGGCAGGTGGTGCGTCGGCAGGGACAGTATCGGAACAGTGCGTTGATGTAATGATAATCAACACAAGCACACAGAAGATTAATTGCGTTAGAATCGGCAGAGGTTCAGATAGGGAAATAACTTATTAAATTAGACCCTTTAAATCAGTAAATGAATCTTCAAAAAAACTAAAAGGGAGCTTAACCGGCTCCCTTTTTCATTGAGGTGAAACATGAAACCAATATTCAATGCACTAGAATTTGACGGCATCAACAGTATGCAGCACAGCATATTCATTACAGGAGAATCCGTTTACGATGCTCCTGAGCGGGACGTTGAGTCCGTAGAGATAGCCGGCAGAAGTGGGAATGTGCTTATAGACAACGGAAGGTGGAAAAATCTAGAAGTGACCTATCATGCAGGTACATTCGGCAGCGATCAGGACGAGTTCGCATCCAAGATACGCAATTTCAGAAACCTCTTAGCATCGAGGTACGGATATCACAGACTCATGGACACATACAACCCCGAAGAGTACCGCATAGGCAGATTCAAGAGTGTTGAGGTAGAGGCAGAAGGACGCAAGAGAGCAGGTGAATTTGATATCACATTCGATTGCAAGCCTCAAAGATACCTGACAAGCGGAGAGTCCTCAATATCCGTTAGTAGCGGAGACACCCTGTACAACCCTACCCCATACGATGCAAGTCCGTTACTTGCGGTAGAGGGTTATGGTACTATGGGGTTCAATGGGTATGAGATAGAGCTGTCGGAAGGGCTGTATGGGCAACTTGAGATAGCGAAAGAACAGAGCTTGCCTGTTTCTGCCACAGCAGATTTGTCACTGTTTAACAACGGAGACGAGATAACTATATTACCGTTTTCTTTAACATGGTATTGGTCAATGACATCGACTATGCCGAATTATAATTTCTTTAGCACTCCGAGTGTAACAATGGAATCGGGCGAAGGGGTAACCTCTTATGTCTCGGGCAGCGGAAGTCGAAACATTTATTTCAAAACTACATTCGACTCAATTACATTCAACTCTAATGCGGACTACTCAGACTCAACTACCGCTACAATAACTGTGTTGATTGATAACAATGCAACGCCACCATATTTCAAATACGACCTCTCAGCGGAAATTACTGTTTCGATTGAGTATGAATCAGCTACTGGTACATTTAGTATTTCTGAATCATACACGCGAACAGGTACTGGTAGCGCCTCCTCGTTTGTTTGCGTTAACCCGGCTTGGAAAGGGGCTGTTGTGAACTCAACGAAGTCATATTTATCAGGAACGACATACATCGATTGTGACTTAGGCGATGCATACAAGATCGAGAACGGCTCATATATCAGCCTTAATTCATATATCGACTTAGGCTCTGACCTGCCGACGCTCGCAAGCGGAGCGAACGAGATAACATACGATAACACAATAACAGACCTTAAGATTACTCCGAGGTGGTGGATATTATGATTCCTATTCTTTACGATTCAAATGAAACTGCATTCACTTCCAATGGACTCGGACGATTAAGAGACTGCATCTCCTGTATCGTCACAGAAGAGAGGAACGGCATATATGAATGCGATTTTGAGTACCCTGTAGGCGGTCACAACTACGATCTCATAAGGCTCGGTAGAATCATAGCCGCTGAGCACGATGACACTAACGATGTCCAGCCGTTTGATATCGTGTCTATGTCAAGACCTATAAACGGAGTAGTCACTTATCAAGCAGTACATATTTCGTACAGACAAAGCAAAATGGTAGCGTCAGGAAGCAACATAAATTCGATCCAAGACGCTTTTTCTATGCTGTCGAACGCTTCACCGTCCAATCCATTTATCTATGTCTCAGACGAAAGTCAGACGGGCTACATGGCTGCTGCCGATGGCACTCCGAGGTCTGTACGTCAGCTTCTTGGTGGGGTCGAGGGCTCGATTCTTGACACCTACAGAGGTGAGTTTGAGTGGGATAAGTGGAGAGTCATACTGCATCAGAACAGAGGCACAGAGAAGGACTTTACCATCAGATACGGTGTTGATCTAGTGGACTACACCGAGGAAACTGATTATTCAGAATCGTACTCAAGTGTAATCCCGTTTTGGAAGGGCGCAGATGTTTCTGTAGTCGGCAGCATAGTTACGGCAGCAGGGGCAACGTATAACGGCAGAAATGAATGCGTACCGCTAGACCTAACAGATAAATTCGAGACACAGCCAACAACGGCACAGCTTGAGTCCTACGCTCAGAGTTACATTAATTCATCCAACTGTCTGCTGCCGAAGCAATCCATCACGGTGGACTTTGTAAGGCTTGCAGACTCCATCGAATATCAGGCACTTACAAATCTATACCGTTGTTCACTCTGCGACACGATCAAGGTGGATTTCCCTATGTATCAGATGCAGGGCAGATTCAAGATAGTAAAGACTGTCTACAATGTGCTCAAAGAGAAATTCGATGAGATGGAGCTGGGTACACTCTCAACCACACTCTCTGAAGCATTAGGGCTATCCGACAGCACAGGTTCACAGGCTACGGCTGTGGTAGTTCAGAGCGGTACAGAGGGTATATGGTCTTGGAGAAAGTGGTCAGATGGTACTGCGGAGTGCTGGGGCATTCACACGGCAACTCTGACAAGATACACAACTGTAAGTACACTTTCGGGATATTACACTACGGTCACACTCCCGACAGGCTTGTTCTCGGAGGCTCCTGTGGCAACATATCTCGCACAGGTCGGTACAGGCTTCACGATGCCAGCAGGAGCAATGAGCATCGGTGCATCCAGCATGAATGTATATGCGCTCTCAAGCATGAACAGCACAGCAAGTCAATCCTGTCATTTCGACATTCACGTTAAAGGAAAATGGAGGTAACAATGAAAACAATAGCATTAATAATCATGGTAGCCATAGTGCTTGAAGCGCTTGTGGAATACGCAAAGACCATAGCACATATGGTAGAGGAACAGGAGTATAAGACGGCCATCACGCAGGGCATAACCATCGCGCTGGGTGTCTTTTTAGCATTCGCATTTCACCTTGAACTGTTCAATGGCGCAATGAGTGAGTTCTATGAGGGGCTTTCAATCAATCCTACACTCGACATGATCCTGACCGGCATCCTGTTCTCAAGAGGTTCAAACTACTTCAGTGACTTAATAAGCAAGCTGACACGCAAAGAGCTGTCTGATGATTACTATGACGAAGAGTTTATTGAGGACGGTGATGACGATGGCGAAACTGACGAAGAAGAGTAGGCAGGCATATTTTAAGTATCTTGGCCTTGGTGAGTATAACAAGGCCAATATACTGAAGCTTCAGAAGAAGTATTTCACCCGTGCAAAAGACCATGACGGCAAGTATGGAACGGACACAGACAGGCTTTTACGCCATGTGTACAACGTAAAGAAGTACACCAAGAATTTTAAACCCGAAGAGTTCAGATGCGGGTGTGGCGGTAAGTATTGCACAGGCTATCCGTCTTATATGAAGAAGACTGAGCTTGTAAATTTACAGACCATCAGAACGCACTATGGCAAGTCAATGACAATCACATCAGGTCTGAGGTGTAGAAAATTCAACAGCAAGCTGAGTGGTTCTTCTACGGAGAGCGCACATCTTACGGGCTACGCTGCTGATTATTACATTCAGGGAGTAACGGACACTCTTGCCAACAGGAAGAAAGCAATCGAGTACATACGCAAACTGCCGAACCATCATTGGACATACGGCAACGGCTGGTGCTCAAAACTGTACGCAGTGAACGCTCCGAATATGGGCAATGCGCTGCATACGGATTCTTCAAAGGCAACGGCATCAACAATAAAACTTGCGACATTGGCATCAGCGGTCAAGGTGTCCAACGCATCAAAGCTGAACAGTACTGCGGTGAAGCTGGCATGGCCTAAAGGAACTAAGAAGAGTAAGTACCACTATCCGAAAGGCTCTGCTACACCAGCATTTAAGAAGGCTCTGAATAAGGCTTACCCGAACAGAAAAAAGTGGAACAAAAAGAGTAAGAAGGGCGTAGCTTGTGATGTGGCAGTCGGTACAGTGGTCAGGGCATCAGGAGTTGACAAGAAATTCCCAAGAGGATATACAGAACAACTCCCATACATGAAGAAGTCCAAGAAGTGGAAGAAGGTCAAGTACACTTACAAAAAGTCTCAGATTAAAGGCGGAGACATATTCCACTACAAGGGTCATGTCTGCATGGCTGTGAACATAAACGGCAAGCCGTATCTATATGAGGCACAATTCCACAAGGAGAACTACGCACACATATCCAGTATCAAAAAGGTACTGAAGAAGCACAGCAAGATGCATGTATATAGAGCGAAGTGAGGTGAAGGGATGACAGATAAATTGATTATTGCGTTTTTAGGATTTGTAGGTGCGCTGATCGTGGCACTCAAGCCTATCCTTGACCTCAACACCAACATTACAGAATTGAAAACAAGCATAGACAATTTCAAGGCTTCGGTAGACAAACTTGACTCAAGGATAACGAAGCATGGAGAAGAAATCGACAAGCTCAAGGAAACTGTTGCTACACATGAAGTGCGTATAGATAACCTTGAGAAAAACAGGTGAGTCGGAGTCGGCTCACATCGGGTCACCTCCTCTTTACATAACCTTTCACAGAAAACCCCTGCATCGGCAGGGGCTTTTTGTGTCTATACAAACTCTTATGCACATGACGGTGCGGTATAGTTAGTATAGTATCTCAACAGGCTGTCCGTTTTTATCGACCTTCACTTCTTTGATAAGACCTCTCCAAAATGCTCTGCGGTGCGAATCATCCAGTTCCTTGTAAAGGGATTGCCAATCGGTAGTAAAATGCACTTCTTTTCTTTCGGGTTCTTTAGATAACTCTGCTATCATCCTCTGAAGTTCGGCAGATTTCTCCCTGTACTCTTTTTCATCTATGTTGCCGAGCAAGTACATATCATTTAATCTTTTCAAGCGATCCCGATACTTTTTCGGGGATTCTCTTTTCTCTTTCGGTCTCTCGGTCACATTCACTCTGAAATTCTCTTCAATGTTCTCCAACAACCATTGCTCTAATTTCTTTTCTGATACATGATGCGACATCGGGCAATTACCATTGTAATGCTCAACACATCTGTAATACTTTCTTGAACCGTCAAATATAGCACCCAGCTTTCTCTGACAGTACGGACATCTGACAAGACCTGTGAACAAATATATCCTACGGCTCGGCGCAGACTTGATGTTCTTCTGAATCATCGCTTGCAGCGCATCCCATTCAGCCGGTGACAGAAGAGGCTCACAATATGCTTTATTCTGCCGGTATTCGCCTTTTAAGAGGGTATTTCTGAACAACTTGAGCAATCGTGTGTGATTGAAAGAAAGCCCGTATAAATCGTTTATATAGCGTGTAGTGGCGTGTGCTGATTGATAGGTCATGTAGTGCTTTACGGCATCTCTTACGATATTGATATCGTCCCCGAAAACTACCTTTTTATCTTCTATCCGATAACCGAACGGAACAGACCCACCTAATACTTTCCCTTGCATTATTAGCTGGTCTTGCACATCCTTTATTCTCTCTGAAGTCCTGTCTGCTTCATCTTGTGCGATGGATAATTTTATGTTGACATACAATCTGCCCGATGCGGTAGAAGTATCGTATTCTTCATTGATAGCTTTCCAATCTACCTTGTTTCTGTCTAGTATATCCTGCACCTTGTAATACTCTTTGATATTGCGAAACCATCTGTCCAGCTTCGTGAATAAAATAATATCGGGGTGGACTCGCTCTAGATCGTGCAAGAGATGAACCATTGCGGGACGCTTAGAATAGGGTTTTCTGCCCGATATCCCCTCATCCCGATAAATACCTAGTATGACATGATTATTGCGCTCACAGAAGGATTTTAGGGCATCTTCCTGTGCATCTAATGAATAGCCATGTTTAGCCTGTTCTTCTGATGAGACTCTTTCGTATAGGAATACTTTCATTTTATCTCCCTGATTAATCTGTCTATTTCCTCATCCGATAGCTTCATGGCAAACATCATAAGCCTCATTAGCATCGGTCTTTCATGAAGCTGTTCTGCGATTACGTCCTCAGGCGCATACTCAACAGGCTTGCTATGGTCGGTCATTAGATCGTCAGGTGAGCAATTAAGGAATATGCAAATCTTGTCTACCATTTTAGGTCTTGGCATGATTTCGCCGTTCACCCAATGCGAAACAGAAGTCTGTGACGCTTCAACAAATTTAGCTAACTGCGCTTGCGTCTTGTTCTTGGCATATAGCCTGTTCCTCAGATTTTCTGAGAAGATTTCTTTTGATGTTCTTGGCATAGTGTGTGTACCTCCATAATCGCATATTAAGCGAATAAATTTTAAGTATCAATAAATCTTAAAAATTTTTAACTTTATTTTAAAAAATCCCTTGATTTCTATAAACAAAAGTTTATAATAATAATTGTAAAGAGGAACACACGAAAGGAGTTAAGGATATGACATACGAAACAGTTAAGACAGTTAAAGGAATCGCAATCACAAGAGCTAAAGGAACTCACGGGTTCTACTACGTAAACATAAAAGAAGGCAAAGGCTGGAGAGAATTTCACACTTTCAGAACAATCAAAGCCGCAGCCGAGTTTATAGAAAAAACATTCTAAAATATATAACAAGCTGACCTATCAGGCTATACGGGGAAAGGAGTGCCAAATGAAATTAGCAATCGACAAGATCGAACAGATCAATAAGACATACAGAACAGATTTCTCTAACCGGGAATACAAGAACTTTGGCGATATCGCCCTCAATCTTCAGACTACACTTGACGGTGTTCATGTCTTCAACGGCAACTGGGATATATGTTCCGTTGATGAAATCAGCGCACTGATCGAAGAACTCGAAAACATCAAATGCTGTATAACGTTCGAGACGGGCGTGATTTTATAGAAAGGAGTTAATCATGAACGTGTATGTAATTGAGCGTGTTGGCAGTGCCAATCTTGTGTTATTACAGGAAAAAACGAAGTTCGGCATCTTTAATGCTGAAGATAAGACAGATGGGGTTGTTTTCCAATGCCTTGACGAAAAGGTGGCAGAAAGTGTATTCGAAATGTTTAAAGAAGCGTTCTCAAATAAAGCAGAGTGACGCACCTACGGGTGCGGTAATGCTACCGATGGCGGTCACAAGTCCGCAGGAGCAAATAAAACGAAAGGAGAATGATTACTTGAAACAAACATTAAGAGAATGGAGAGAAGTCAGGGGAATGACCCTTGAAGAAGTTGCAAATGCTGTCGGAGTATCGGCAACAGCGGTATCTTATTGGGAAACAGGTAAGCGCAACCCTGTCAAATTTAAAACACTTATGGCACTTCGTAAGGCGTTGAAGCTGACAAAGAAGGATTCTATTATTGCGCTCGATGGCTCAACTTTAATTTAAAAGGCTATGGAAGAAAAACTTATGACGTTACTCGCTGAACTTCTCAGCGATCAGAAAGGAGTAAATGTATGTATAGACAAATCATGACAGTAATAGGCTGGGCGGTACTTGCCATCCTGTCAACGGGTCTCGGTTTCGGGATGGTAGTAGCTACCGCAGCATTGAGTGGGGGGCTGCAATGATTCACTCGGAGATGGCAAACAGACTCATAGCCGGTCTGAACGAGATATTTGAGGTCTGCGGTTACATCCAAGACGCTGGAGCGTGTGACGGGTGTCCGTTAAGACTCAACTGTATTGACGATACATCTGTGGCAGAGTTCGCAGATACGGTCTCAAGGCAGACAATAACAGAATTTCTAGGCTATGCCGATGATGTTGAAAACTATTCAAGGGAACAGGAGTACCACGATTGGATGGACTCACAGAAGGAGTATGAATTATGGCAAGACTCGATACGCTAGAAGAGATGGTCAGGGCGGTACTCGAACAGGATATGAAATCAAGGGACGATGACAGGGAACTCACCTATCAGGTATGGACAAAAGTCTTTGGTATCAATCCTTGGTCTCCTGTGTGCGAAGTGATGAGAGATAAAGACCTGCCATCACAGGAAAGTCTCGGAAGGGTCAGAAGAAAGCTACAGGAGAAAGACGAATCCCTGCGAGGTTCAAAGAAAAAAGAACAGGTGCGATTGGACGCACAGTTAGATTTTATCACTTATGCTAATGAGTCCCATAACGAGGACATTATAACGGATATCATTTAATCAAAAAAACGGAAGGAGTAATGATTATGGCTTATGACACATTCAGATTCGAAATCGTGAAGTCTCTCGGAGTTATCTCTGAGCGCACAGACAACGTAGGCAACAAGCAGAGCAAGGAAGTCAACCTTGTATCATGGAACGGCAGACAGCCGAAGGTAGACATCAGGGAGTGGAACGCAGACCATACACGAATGGGCAAGGGAATCACCCTGACAGACGAAGAGACAGAACAGGTCTGCATGATCCTGCACAACTACATGAGAGAAAGGGGCAAGTAGGTGTTCAATATAGCAGACGTTGAAAACGGAAAACCGAACTCAACTCGAAAGGGTGTAAGAGCGGTAATAGATAAAGTGGTTTTAGATGACGATGACCAAGTGATTGGGTTTGTTATCACTTATTCCGCATATCATCTATACGGGAGCGGATATTTTATGCGTTCCGCACCACAAACGGAAAGGAGTAAATAATGAGACCATTAATGGCAAGCGAGATAGAAGTCAGAATCGGACAGATCGGTGACGGATATGCAACAGCGTTACTTTACAAGAATGCAAGAGTAGACAGAGCGATGCTGGATGAAGAGTTCGGTCAGATGAATTGGCAAGACCGTTACTCAGAGCATAAGGGTAATCTGTTCTGCTCGATCGGTGTATGGGATGAACGTAAGGAACAATGGGTATGGAAAGAGGATTGCGGTACAGAATCACAGACCGAGAAAGAAAAAGGTGAAGCGTCAGATGCTTTCAAAAGAGCCGGTTTCAGATGGGGTATCGGCATCGAACTCTACAACTCACCGAGGATATACCTACAGGTAGCAACCGACAGAGTAGGCGATTATAAGTTCAAACTGCATAATCCGAGAGAACTGAACGGGATGTTCGTATCACACATAAGGTCGGAAGATAGCAGGGTGATAGAATTGGATATCGCACAGAAAGTAGGGTACAACCCTGCAAAGGTAATATGGTCAACTAATAAGAAAAGAATAGGAGAAGGGATATGAATCAGGTAATACTCATTGGAAGATTGACACGCGATCCTGAGAGAGTAGACAGAAGCGGTAATGTGATATGTAATTTCACAATAGCGGTAGACAGACCGAAAGACGGGGCAGACTTTATCAGAATAGCCGTATTCGGTAAACAGGCAGAAAATTGTTCTCAGTATCTTGCTAAAGGTAGACAGGTTGCGGTACAGGGGCATATTCAGACAGGCTCCTATCCGAAAGACGGGCAGACGGTATATACCACGGATGTTATAGGAGACAGAATAGATTTCCTCGGCAGCGCAAATACCGAAAAGAGAGATAATAACTCATACCATAACTACGGTGGATATTCAGAACCGATAGGTTATCAGAGGTACAAAGAGGATGACCTATTCTAAAAGCATCATCCAAGAGGATATGGATTACTGTATAATCTGTGGTAGATACGGAACAGAAATACATCATGTGTTCGGAGCATCCAACAGGAAATGGTCAACAAAATACGGTCTAGTGGTAGGGTTGTGTTATGACCATCACAGAGGCAGATACGGAGTACATAACGGCAACAGGGAGTTAGATTTGAGATTAAAGAGAATGGCACAGGAGAAGTTCATAGAGGCCTATCAGAACGAGGATTTTCTAGCCATATTCGGGCGAAACTATTTATGATGCCCAAATCCTTAACTTAAAGTTTAAATCCCGTCAAATCTAATTTAAACGCCGTAGAAAGGAGTTAATATGCAAGACCTGATGCAGAGCCTTCAGGAGTATAGCGAAGCGCTAGATCAGAGCGTGAAGCGTTTAAGAAAAAACGGTGAAGCACTAGCACAGGCAGAACGGGACTACAAGATTCTTTTGAGGCAGGAAGTGTTGAAGCTGCGTGATGAAGGCATGGCTGTCGGGATAATCGACAAGACCATATACGGAGTACCGGCTGTAGCTGAAGCAAGATTCAAGAGAGACATAGCTGATGCGATGTATAAAGCCAATCAGGAACATATCAATACAACAAAATTGCATCTCAGGATAATCGAGTCTCAGATATCAAGGGAATGGGGGAAAACGCAATGATAATCAAAACCAAGATGAGTACATCTGATATTTACGGAGTTCTTGTAGGCATCATTAACAGAAATGCGGAAACCGCCGAAGAAGGATTAACCGAAGTAACAAAAATGATAAAGATTCTCCTTGATATTCACAGGGACATACTCTCGGAGATTAAGCCAAAGGAGTAGGAGCAAATGGCTGAAGTCAAATGGATAAAGATAACTACAGACATCTTCGATGATGAAAAATTGTTACTTATCGAAACTATGCCTGATGCAGACTCAATAATCGTTATTTGGTTCAAACTGTTGGTGCTTGCAGGAAAGCAAAATAATCACGGAGTCATCATGATGAGTGACCGCATAGCGTATACGGATGAAATGCTTGCAAGCATCTTCAGAAGACCATTACAGACAGTAAGGCTTGCTCTCGGAGTATTTGAGCAATACGGAATGATAGAAGTCATTGAAGGAGTCATAACTATCCCGAATTGGGAGAAACATCAAAGCCTAGATCAGTTAGAGCAAAGGCGTGAATACATGAAGAACTACATGAAGAAAAAGCGTCAGGAGCAAAAACAACTGATTACAGGCGAATGTAAAGTTAACAGTAAAGTTAACGTTAACAGTGCAGATATAGATAAGAATAAGAATAAGAATAAGAAAGAGAATATATATACAGATATGCCTGATGAATTGATATCGGCATTGAAAGACTTTGAGGATATGCGAAAACGTATCAAGTCACCATTATCTGACAGAGCAAGGCAGATGCTTCTGAGCAAGCTCGACAAGTTAGCTGGTGACGATACAGAAAAGAAAATAGCGATCCTTGAGCAAAGTATATTCAATTCTTGGAAAGGAGTATATGACATTGACGATAGACGAAGC